AGTAAAGTTCTGGAAGATGGACCAGAAGCGACCGCCGATCTACCCAATCGCTCATCCACTCGGTGGGAACAGTGGTTGACTCTGTACTATCTATATCCCAAGTCTTAAGGATATTTTCAATGGCAACCTGTTCCCACTCGCTCACCCCAAAGGCAGCAGTGAACGCAGCTCGTGCAACGGCCGTCACAACACGGGGTTGGTAACTCAACACCGGCTCGAGCTCATCACCAAACTCCGCCTTAAGCCGGTAAACCAAGCCAGTGTCCGCATTTGTCATCTTAGCAACCAGACCGCGCGAGCACCTTTTAAGTGCAAGCGCGAATTCCTGCAGGATGGGAACGCCTAAATTTAGGGCGAGCTCCCCCGCCCCAATAAGCCCCATCATCGGTCGAACCTCAGCAGGATTATTCCAGTGCTTGGTTCCACAACATGCATGTGACAGCACCTTCCTCCAGTCCCTAACCATAATCCAATCCAAACCATTATGGACTATCCGAGACTGGCAGAAAAGCACGTCAGATGGCTTCCGAGCTATGTTCTCGATCTTCAACTCCTGCCCATAATCCAGAAATATTTTCGCGATTTCCCCACTAACCCTGTCGAAGTTGGAGCCTTCGACAAAGACAAGGACATCATCGCCGTCATCGAGCAACTTATAATACACACCAAGGCGCCTCATCGCAGCACGACACATAAGCACCATTAACAGGCAATTACCAAGAGCGGTATTGATATCACCTGACATGCGCCCTCCATTAACCATGTACTTGACACCGCCAGCAGTCCTGCACCGATTAACTAGCTGCCATGACAGAAGCTTATCGAGCTCAGGACTGCCGCCAATGACGGCACGATAAAACCCATGTTCAATGGAGAGCACACCTCTCTTAACGTGCTTATCCCAACGCGAACAATCCAGGCTAAAACAAACAGCATCACGAAATGCACTAAAGCACTTCAGGACAGCTGCTGCCCGCGCAACCTGGTTCATGCCCTTAGCAACAACACGATCCCCATCATCATCAAGCAAATTATAAATAACATGCTCTATGGGGCGCAAGTACTTGGCAACAACCAGGTTGTACCTAGGCGATCTAGCCTGAATCATTCGTGGGTCGGGGTTTTCCTTAGCAGCGGGATCAAATTTTTCAGCCTTGACAAATGATTGTATCCTACCGTCAGATGGAGACAGTGGGTTAATCGCCAAGGACTGATACGCCAATTCATAGCGCTTTCTCCTAACGCCCTTAAACGAGTCTAAAACAGCCTCCAGAGTCCATGGTTCACGATGACCATGTTGTCTGGCGAGTATCTTCGACTCATTCTTGAGCTCTGCCAGGCCCCGCCGTGTTGGCTGTGGTGTGGCACCAAGCACCCGGTTGCTTGCACTAACTATTTCATTACAAACACAATTC